CTCCACGACCTTGCATCAAACAAAAAAGATCCCCAGTAATAACAACGGGAATCTCATTTTTTAGGCAGTAGTCCAAATGTTTTTTAAGTAAAACTCTATCACATTTCGGATTATCCCAATGTAAATCGGAGAGTAAAGCAACTTCATTATATTCACCCGATAAACTAATCTTGTGAACATTCTTGCTGATTTTTTCTACCATGCTATTCAGCTACTTTCTGACCGTTATACACAGCTATTCCACCACTAACAGATGCAACAACACTTAAAATAGTTATACCAATTGGCGCAGTAACAACTCCAGCAGTTAAAATACTTCCAGTAATTAATGCTATAACACTTGCTATTCGACCTACTTTTTTGTTATGGTCAGGAGTTTTCGCATTTAAGCGTTTAAAAAATCCTTGTTTTTGTTTTTCATCTTCAGCTTTCTTCATGTTCTACGTTTTTAAGTGTGATTGGTTGCGTAATAATGCAGTATAAAGGTAATTTTTGTTCGGTATGATTCTTTGCAGTCGGTCTTACAAATGGCTTCATTATTTCGACCTTTTCCTTATTGCAGTCAACTAACTCCTCTTTCAATTTTGATACGTCTTGATTCAAAAGAAATACCCAAACGGCAATAACTCCGACTACTCCGTTTGTCTTTATAAAGTTTGCAAATTCAATCATGGTTTCAAATTTACTAATTTATTTCAAAGTTAAGTAACAAAAGTTGCACAACTTCAATAAGTTCGCTTTCTGTTTTATTAAAATCACTTTCTTGAACATCTAAACGAAGTCCAAATTCATCGTTATTTACGTCAATAATGATAATATCAACTGACACTATATTCGTATTAAACTCTTTTGATACTCTCAAAATTTGAATTTCCTGAATCTCTATTGGATTAACCCAATTTATATGTTGTATTGTCATGATAATGTTGTTCCGTTAATAGTGTAGTATCTTCTAGCAATATAGCTATTGAAAGATGTTGCCGTTTTTAATTGTGACGAGTGATTGCCTGTATTAGTCATGTAAAAAGCCGAAGTTGTCCCGTCAATTGGTGTTTGCGATGTCCAAAGTAGAATAGCCGTTAAATTAAAAGGCGCATAATTTAATGGTGTCCCCGTTGGTAAAGCGTAATTGTAAAGGTTATAATATTCTCTTAAATTACAAATATGCCACCCACTCGCAAAACCGCCAAAGTTCAAAGCGTTTGCCTCTGTTATTGCAGTTGCCCAATTGATTCCATTTGCTCTTAATGTACGTTTGTAGCCTATCAAAGTTGAACCATCAACTCCGTTCCATGTTGACCAATCTAACACAACGTTATTAGCGTACGTTTGACCACCTAAAGTGTCCGTGAATCTGTTTGTATTTCCAAAAGGATTGTTACCAGGTAGTGTAAAGAAATTACGACCTCTTTCAGTATCTCCGTCATCGCCCGTTGCGTAACTTGTCGTTTGGTTTGTCGCTAGCAATTGACCGCCAATAGGTGTTGGACTTGTTAAATTAATTGTGTCAGTACCGTCATAAGTTCCCGAATTAGTACCGTTTAATTTTACGAATAGGTTTCGTGTGCCGTTTGACTTTACATTTCCAACACTTGAACCGTTGATGTTAATTAAGCCGTCAGGGGCTGTTAAATCATTGCTAACTCCACTTGCAAAATCAGTTGTTGAAATAGTCGCACCGCCTGAATCTTTTAAAACTATTTCGGTGTCAGGGAAAATAATTTCAGGATCAGCCGTTGTTACTATTTGAGTAACTACTAAATCCTCATTTGTATTGTACACTAACGCTTCAACATCTCCACCAGCTTCATTTATCGTATTCGGATAAAGTAACTGTTCTGCGTTTACATCTCCTGAAGCCGTAACACTTCCGTATTTTGTCAAATTATTAACAATCTTTTCTTGAATTTTGAAAGTTGACTTTTGACGTTCTGAAGTGTACAAAGGTGTCATTTGTGGCGATTCCGACAAAATGCAAGGTTTATCGAGTATTGTTTTATCGAAAGAATTGTAACGATAATCAGTCGCAAAAAGTTTATTTTCGCCTACTAAATGAATGTTTACAAGTCTATTTATTAAGCAATAACCACTTGGATTTACATTTACTGACCAACTTGTAAGATTTTCACGCTTAATTTTGTTTTGTGAAAAATCCGAAAAAGTCAAGTTTGAAATTTCGGTATTTGGTTGGAACTCCTCAATATCTCCGTCAAACATAATGCAGTCCACTACATTTGCGTTTGTGAAATTGATTTGTTCACGCATATTTGCATCGTTAAATACCGAACGAATCATTACTTTTGTACGTGCTAGAAACCAGTCAAACTGTTTCAAGTCAAATACTCCTAACGTTCTTTCAAATTCCAATCCAGCGACTTCAATCGAAGACTTTAAGGTATAACAACCTTGACCGTCAGAAAGCAAAACGTCTTTCCATGGAATTGTACAATATTTAGAATCTACATCGTTAGGAAAGTCTTGTGCCGTTGGTTGAAATGAAGTTAAAACTCCAGCTTTGTAAAGTTGAAAAGTAACAGTTTCGCCAGTTGCCCAACGTGATGAAACATGATTTTTCCATGTGTCGTTGCTATTTTCATCTGCGAAAACGTCCCAAATACAATCACAACAATTACCACTATCAAGTCGTGGCTCGTTTGTCGTGTCCTTTGGTAATTTAACAGTTTTTGTTGTTACCTTATTTCTTACTTCAACATCCGAGTCATCTTTTGGTAACTCGTTATAAATTCTTGATGAAAATGAAACGTTTGACGGGTCGCTTAATTTTGTAGGGTCGAACTTGCACCATGTTTCCATAGTTGAGCCGTCAATAACAAGTTTTAACCTATCTTCTCCGTCCAAAGGTATTAAAGGACTCAACGGATTTGGCAAAGTATCGTAAACGCTAGAAATATCCCAACGTGGATTTAATTCATTTGGCTCAACTGTCATTTGACCCCAATAATAAGCATCTCCATCAAAACTATTAACACTTGTATGTGTAGCTTTGATAATTGTAATTTCGTCAATTAACGGCTTTGTTAACGGTGTCATATCTTCTTTGAAATATTCCCACTCAGTTGAACCGCTCCAATCATCGTAATCTTTCAAATATAATTGCCAACCGTTTTCATATTGCCCTAATTCGGTATTAATTCTAAGCGCAAAAAGTACTATCCAATCCCCGTTTTGATAATTAAACCAATCCTTATTTTGGTTTGGGAAAAAGAAAATATCAGCGTTTACTTGCTCTAACCAATATTTCCAATCAATTACGCTTGAATAAGTTACTTTGACCCCGTAATTCCCCTCGTCATCTAAAGACGTTTCACGTTCAAAAATGATTTGTTTATTTGGATTTGTAGGACTTAGATTAATTGGTAAATTGATAGTTTGGTTAATTGGTTTTGACCCGTCAATCAAAGTAGGGAAACCACTTAAATTACAAGTTACCGATTCAAGTGTAAATCTATTATTGTTGTCGGTATTAAACACTATGCAACCCACCTCAATTGATTCAAAGGTATTATTTCTAGGTAGTGTAAACGTTGTTACCGTTCTAAAATCGTCCTCAATGATTAAATTTCGTGGATTTAAAGTTTGATCGTGACCAAATAACGAATAATTTTCAATGTCATATTCTCCTAAAGGAATGATTTGTTTAGTCATTGTTTGGCTATCAACATCCAACCAAACCGGCTTAATAAAGTTATCTGTCAAACTAGGATTTTCAACTCTTATTGCAAGTCTGAAATTTCTATTAAACGATTCTTTTGATTCAATGAAACTTGTAAATTCTGCATTTGGCGTGAATTTTCCCGTAATTGTTGCGCTCGTTCCTGATTGAGTTATCAAAATATCACTTAATCCTAATTGCGCACCGTCCGCTCTTGCGTTTCCTAAAAAATCAGCCGTTGTTCCTACATTAAAAGGTGCTGTTTTTGTTACCAGCATCAAGTTGTTGTCAATCGGTAACGGTAAATTTTTATAATCCGAATCTTCAACCGAATCAAAATACCACGCTAAATTGAACTTTGAACTGCTTGTAAACACTCCGTTAATTACAGCCGTGAAAATACTAGGTTGTGAATAATCGAATGTTGGTAAAGTTTCTGAGCTTTCATTTTCCCACGCAATTGATTCAATTTCATAGTCAGGAATACCACCGTTTCCAACTTCATTAAATCCACCCGTTTGCGCATCGCTCGGAGTGTTTACAATATCGATTGATACCGTTGGGTTTTGATACTCAGGAAATACTTTTATTCTTATCCATGGTTTAACGCAATTTGCAGTTAAGAATAATCCTAAATCTTTTATTGTCCAATTCTTAAAACTTACTGAAATTTCAAATACTTGTCTACCTGAAATATCCGCTTTTCTATCAATAGAAGCTGACATAATCGAACCACCCGAGAAATTAGCACCTATTCTAGTAAAATCAATCGGAGGGTCTGAAATTGCCATGCCGTCTGTCAATACTGAAAATCGGTTAACCTCTCCATCGATTAACGAAAATTGATTTTCCGCTCCTGAACTATTCGGAACCAAGTTAAATTCAACCTCAAAAGCGTTCGGTATTTCATCGCAAGTAATTAATCCAATTGAAGCTGTGCCGTCCGAAAGTGAACCTGAACCTAAAATGATTGTCATTATTCCACCATCGACATAATCAACTGTTGAACCACTTGGTATTGTGTGCGCTCCACCCGTTGCGTGTGTGTAAGTTCCTGAAATATTAGCACCCGCAAAAAATCCAAATTCTTCCCAATTTCCGTTCGTCAAACTCAAAGTTGTACCTGAAACAACCAATTGATTAGAAATTGAAATCTGTACACTAAAATCAACTTGAACTGTGTAAATAGCGGTTACGAAATCCCACCCCTGAAAGAATGGAAATGATAAACCCCTATTTTGGTAATCAACAAACCGTCTATTTATTATCTGCAAAGCCATTCGCTAGTGTTTTAAGTTCTTCAAGTCGTAAATTTAAGGAATTAATATCAATTTTAGAAACATCGCTTAAATCGTTGCCTTTGAAAAAGTTTTTTGTTTTGTTTTGAAATTGGTTTACTTGAACTTGTTGCTCAGGTGTTAAATTAGTTTTTGCGCTATTTAAAACCTTGTTAACGTCCTTAAAAATGTTTTTAAAATCGAAATCCATGTTAATAAATTTTAATTGTTTTCGTGTTAAATCCTGAGTTGTCGTATTCTTTAAATGTTATTTCTGCTTTAGCTTGTCCGTATAAAAATTTAGCATCTAATAATTCAACAACTTTTCCAGTATTTCCCAAATTTACAAATTTATTGATAGAAAACTTTGAAAATTCAAACTCCGTGCAAGGTATTGGCATCGTTTCATAGATTTTACCCGAATTGACAAAAACCTCTAAATCTTTGTGAAATCTGTTATAAATTGAATCGGTATTCAAAACATCCATGTAGAACTCTTTTTGTCGTCCATCACTTGCTAAAATCATTTTTTTAGTGATAGAAAATACTTCCTCAGAAAGCATTGAAGCACCTATTCTGTTTGTAATATTTGAAGCAAAAGACGAATTGCCACCAAAAGCATTTACAACCTTGTCAGTCGTATCAAATAACGCTTTGATTAGCTTTTCAATTTTAGTTAAATTCTTTTTTCGTTTTGAAAGACTAAATAAAAATTCCTCTTGTTTGAATCCTAACACTTGAACCATATCACGGTTTTGGAACTGAATCGGCTCGGTTGAATATTCTGAAATTACTCCGCTAAAATTGTCTGTCGTGTGCTTGTCTTGGTAGTCTGTTTGCCACTTCAAAACTTTACGTTTCCAATCTTCCTCGGTGTCGGGTCTCCACTTCATTTCCCTTTTTTCTTGAACGTTAAAAACATTCGGAATAGTGGCTACGGGATTTTGTATAAATGTCGCTCTTGTTTCAATTCTTACTATGTTGTCGTAAACAATTGTTTCTGCATTGCAAATAGTTTCTATTGACGAAATAAAACTCCCTAGTGTTGGCGTGGTGTCGTAAACAGTCGGAAATCCATAGTTTAAAGTATCGTTTGCAAATTCATCTGAAATAAAATCAAAGAATGACTTTCTATTTTGTGATCTCTCAATAGGAATACCAACGGTATACCAGTCGCTCAATGATTCTAGCAAACTAGATTGTAATTGATACCCTAAATATTCACATGAAAGTCGTACTAAATCGTAGTCAGAAATTGCCTTTAAATATCGAAGTCTTGGGAAATAAAGCGCAACCAATTGTTGAACAAATTGGATTATAGCAACTACCAAAGAAAATAAGTAAACAGTCAAAACAACGGCATTGATAACGGCTGTAATTGTACCGAACGGAACGTTGGCAACCTCTGCGCCTAAATTCGCAATTGCTTTAACTGTACGTATTAATTCAGTTGTAAGTGAAAAAATAGTAAGTGAAATTACAATAGTTTGTACAGCTAAATCATCTTTTACGATTAAATAAGGGTGTCTTATGCAAGCATTTGTTAACACTCCGTTCCCTAACGCATCAACAACCTCAAATGTAAGCGTGTCGGCTTTGCTCCAAAAGTCATCAAATGCGCCACGTGGTCTAATTGCAACCGTGCAACTACTATCCGTAAATTCAACTGTGGATAAATCAATGAAATAATCTTTTTGTTGGGTGTCGGAATCTAATCGAACGACAATATTTTCAAACCGTCCTTGACCGCTATAAATCCAATTATAAACAAGTTCACGGTCTGCACCGCTCAAAGTGATTGTTTCACTTGTTAACTGCATAACATTTGGACGTTTCCCGAATGTAGATTTATATCCTAATTCGTTTCGTTCACTTGGTTGAATTTCCGTAATATTTAAGCCATCAAAGGCATAAAATCGCATCGCTCCTATCATGACTTATAAATGTTTTTTCGTGTTAAATTCTTAGATTTTTCAGTTTCCATAACCCCTTTAACAATACCATGTACAATATACGGGTCAATTCTAAACTCAGTCTTATTTTTAATAGTTTGTTCAAGTGATTCTAAGCGTTGTGTAATCGGCTCAATTGACATCATAGCACTACTACTATTAAATCCTTGTCTATCGTCATTCATACGCATCATTTGAGGGTTGTAATTTTGGTACATTACGGCACTATTTACTAACTGCTCAGTCGATTTAATTCCAGCTTTTTCTGCTTTATTCATCAATCCACCGTTTATAATTGCTTCGCTAGAATCTACCCGTACAATATGACCGTCAACTCCTGACATAAAAGGCTTATCCTCGTCTCCTAATTTCCATTTAGTACCTTTTGCAAACCCTTGGAATAATTTTGCAATACCTTTGATTAATGACATTGAAGCGGTTGCCTTTGCTGTTGCTACTCCAGCGTTATCGCCTTTATCAATGTTTTGATTAATCAGATTGTACAAAGTTTTTATGTCCTCAATTTGTTGTTGTTTTTTCGCTTCTTTCGCTTTCTCAATTGTAGCTTTTTTTTCTGCTTCTATTGATTGAGCAATTGATTGTTGTGCCGTAATATTTCCAGCGTTGGCTTGGGCTTGTAATTGGCTTTGAAAATCCTTTTGCGTTTGTATGTCTTTGTCGTATTGACTTTCTCTAGCTTCAGATTGACGTTTCAATTCATCCAACAACTCGTTAAATATTTGCCGTCTGAAATTACGCATTTCTTCAAGTCGTTTTTTCTCCTCAGCATCTGCTTTATCTTTTAATTCCTTTTCTTTTTTTAGTCGTTCTTCTTCAGATTTATAACTTTCATCTGCGTAACGTTCTTGCTCTAATTCAAGTTTTTTATTGGTTTCTTTTTTCTTATTTATAGTTTCTTCATCTAAATCATCTAACGCTTTTTGCCTTTTATCACGTGCTAAATCTTGGTCAATTACGTTTCCACTTGCTTTTGCCCTTGCTATTTCTTGTTGAAAAGTGCTTTCAATTAATGCTTTTTTCAACTCTTTTTCTTTGTCTATAATTTGGTTAATTACATCAATTGAATATTCGCCTGAAATACCAATTTTTTGCATTTCCAAATCAATAGCCATTTGTAAACGTTTGGCGTTATCCTCAATTGAACTTTCAGAATGAAAATCATTTAATCGTTGTTGTGATTCCATTAAAGCATCAATTTGCTCTTTAGCATCTTTATACGCTTTTATTTTTTCTTTTACTTCTTTAGTTTCTTTTTTAGTTAAACCTACACTTGTACTAATTTCTGAATTTACATTTTTATAAGCCGAATAAAGTTCGTTTGTAATCGAATAATTTTCTTTCAAATATCCATTTACAACTAATAATTGACCTTGTAATTTTCCATATTCAATTGGGGACGTTACTTGATTCATTCCTCTGAGTTGTCCCTGAAGCCTGTATCTTTCGTTAACTATTTCTTGTCGAGCCGTTTTAAACTTTTCAATCCTTTGTTCAATTAAACTTTTTGTAAGTTCTCTATTTCCTTTTGCTTGCGCTTCAATACTTGCTACTATTTTACTTCCCTCAGTCGCTCCTTTCGCTGTGGATTTAGCTAAATAATCCAATTCAATACGTGCAAATTCTGCACCTGAAACAATGTCGTATAATTTTAGTGCTAACTCAGAAGCTAAAGCGATAGCAGTTGTCCAACCGATAGATTTTAATGACTGCCCAAACTTTGAGTTTGCCGTGCTTGCTGTGTCGGTATTTTGTGCTACTTGCGTAATCGCTTTATTATAGCCGAATATGTTTTTTGTAAAGTCAACTAAACCGCTATTTACGATTGCTTGCGTTGCTTTGTAAATTAATAGTTGACGTATAAACAAAGTCATTACTGACACAATGGTATCAATATTTTTAGCTAGAAATCCAATCGCTCCAGCTATCTGCTTGGTAATTGCGCCACCTTTATTGGCTTCATTTATGTAAAGTGATATTTCAGTTTGTAAAACATTCCAAGCACCGCCAATAGTTTCTAAATTCTTGCTTGCATTTGCACCAAAAGTTTTTTCAAGTTCTTCAGCGAATTTCGGCAATACATCTTTTGCCATTACTTCGCCTTTCTGCATCATTTTTCCTAATTCAGACTCAGAAACACCAATTGATTTAGCCATAATTCCAAACGCCCCTGGCAAACGTTCCCCAAGTTGACCTCTTAATTCCTCAGCCGAAACCGTGCCTTTTGAAAACATTTGAGAAATTGCCAAAAGTGAACCTTGAATCTGATCGTTTGAAAGTGCTAAACTTGAACCTGACTTAATAACAGATTGATAAATCTTATTTCTAGCTTCCAAACTCAAATTTGAACTTTCAGAACTTGCAATAAATCCTTTGTAAGTATCAACCAAAACGGTTAAATCCTGACCGTAATCACGTGAAAGTTTGGATAAGAAAGAAAACGACTGATTGTATCTTTCTTGCGTTCCCATGACATTTTTAAGTGCTAATTGCAACGATTGTAGTTTAATTTCAGTTTCTGCAATACCTTTGATGCTAGAAAACACGCCAAACGCTAAACCTAATTGACCAAGTGCCGAACCGATAGCCTTAAATGTTTGCGGATAATTACCTACATTTCTTTGAAACTGTCCAGCCGAACCGTCAACCTTTTTCAAAGTTTTATCGAGTGAATCAATTTCTCGTTTCATTGCTCTAGCACTTGCTGTGTTTTCGTTTCCACTAACTGCTAAATCTTTGTATTTTTTACGCAAATCGTTTAACGTTGCGCTCATTTTGTTGTATGGTCTTTCTGCTTCAGCTACTTTTCTAGCTTCACGCTCCATTTGTGCAATACCTTTTTCCCTTTGGCGTTGCAAACTTTGTTCTGCAGAAAGTTGTTCTTTTTTGGAGATGCGTAATTGTTGGTCAACCTTTAACTTTTCTTTCTCAATCAATACTGTTTGCTCAGTAATTTGATTAAGTTGCTTAGATGCGTTTATTAACTCAGTAATTGAACCTTTTGAGTTCTTACTCGAGTTATCAATAATAGCTTTGTAAGATTTTGATACTTTTAGCAACTCAGTATCTAATTTATCAAATACCTGAATCGCTTCATTTGCATCTTTGATAACGTCCGAAAGTAATCCTTTCTCAAATATCTCATCTTTGGTTATTTTCTTTGCCATTTTTATTCTTTTAAGCTATTTATAAATTGTTTTTTCAATTCCTCATATTCAAGTACCGTAATTTCCTTTTGTGGTATTCGATACCCTTGATATTTGGATATTGCATTTAACATTTTAATTTCATTATTTTCGTTTCCCGTTAATTTTGATTCAAACATATCAATTTTAATGGTTAACATTCGTATTCTATTTATCAAGAATATGTTTCTTTTGCCCTCTTTTAGTGATTCTAGGAACTCTAAACAACTTTTTGCACGGGACGTTAGATTATCTAGGTAAAGATTAAATTCATCGCTAAAACCTACCTTTTGAATGAAATCATTGTACAAAGTTTCCCACGCTTGAAAATCCTCTTTTTCAGTTCCAATATTTGGATCACGTCTGCAATATTTATATTGCTCCTCATTGCATCGAAACCAATTGAAAAGAGGAAATTCATTAATCGACAAATAGTATTTTTCTAGCATATTCAAGCATATTATCTTTCAAAATCAGTATTAATTTTCCTAGGTTTTCATCGGTCAAACCTATGATATTCCCACCGTTTTTATCATATTTTTCAAATAAGTTTTCGTTTTCCTTTTGACCGTCCGCATCCGTTAAAAAATAATCATTGAATACGTGAACTGTCAAGGTTTGTAAGAAATAACCAGTATCATGTAAATTATAAGGGTCTCCAGCTTTTTTTCGTCCGTTGGTAATCTTTTCCGTTGCGTAGGAATAAGTGCCTATAACACGCCCTAAATCGTCAATTCCCTCATTTTCTAACTGTGAAATCTTAATCCAATCAATTATTTTTTTGATTGTTGCATCGTCAAATGAATTTAGCCAAATATCAACTTCATTGAGCATTTTAACACGCTCGCAAAATTCGTATATTGAAGTTCTATTTAACATAATATTGTAAAAGTACAAAAAAAAGCCCCTACAATTTGCAAGGGCTTTTAACTTTAATTTTCAGAATCAACTTCCTTTTTACCTTTCTTTGGCTTTTTCTCCTCGACTGGCTTTTCAGCTTCCAATCGTTTCATCATTTGAATGAGTGCCATTTCTGACTTGTGAGGCAATAATACTTTCAATTCGTCCAACGTCTTACCCTCTACTAAACTTCTTCGAGTTTGACCATTTCCACATTTAACAAACATTATTATGCTGGTTGTTCGAATGAATAAGAACCCTCGTAGCCGTTTGTAAACAAACTAACTTTCACAATGTTTCCAGTTGGTACTGTTTGTGAATAAGAAAAGGTATAAAGGTTTGTATTTGGGTCAACTTCTACATCGTCCAAATCAACCTCAACTCCATCTGTCGTATCTTCTACATTGAAAGATGCAATTGTCAATCCCTCAACTGTTGAAGTAGTTGGATTATTGATACCGTAATCAGTTGTCAAAGATGCAACAAAAGATGTTGTACCAGTAGTTACACTTGGATTGTCATCTACTACAAAATTAACATCAATCAAACCAGCAACATTGGCATAATCCCATCCTAATTCTTCCCAAGTAACCAACCAAAGGTCTCCGTCTTGCAAAGTTGGCGCATATTGGAATGAACCCATTAATTTGCTTGGATTTGCATCGTCTGCTGGCATGAATTTATTATCATACGCCTCAATCGGAATAGGTAGCAAATAAACACCGCTTTTAATACCTTGGATTCCTTTTGCAGAATACAAATAAACTCCGTTTGCGTTGCACTCCCCTTGTTGCGCTTTCCCTACAAACACATCAGAAACTTCCCATTTTTCGTAAGTCAATGATTTAAAACCACGTCTTGTACGAACTCGTCCTCCAGCGTTATCCGTTGCATATTGAGAATCCTCAACAGCTGGCACAACGTTGCGAAGTTCCGTAATTGGAAACATTCGTTTTGTTCTATTAACGTTACCCATCATTGCGCTAAAATCAGTAGCGATTTGACTAAACATTAATCTGTTTGTGTTATTTATATTATCTCTCAAAGAAACAATACCAAATCCCAACGCTTTACCAAATAACTCAGTACAATTTGGTAAACCTGTATTTCCGTGAACTGTGCCACATTGGCAACCTACTACACTCATAATTTATAAGTTTTAAAATTTAACATTTACAATTTTGTTTCAACACATCTAGCGAAAGTCTTTGTTCAACTCCTGACATATTCGCATCAATAATGTTTTTGATAATTCCGCTTGTATCTTCAGTTCCAAATCTTGCAAAGTCTTTAATGTCAAAATCAATCAAACGATTAAAGTATAATTGATTTCTATTTATAGTCCTTACAATTTCATCAGCCAAATTTATCAATGGAATTATATTTTTTTCCCTATGCTCTTTTGTCCAATCATCGGCAAAATTTGCCTTGGTCAATAAGAATAATCGACAATCGCTCGTTCTTTCAATTGGTGGATCACTAATAAACTTTTCATTTGTTGGATTAACTAACCAAACCAAAGGTAATTTTAACCCCTCAATTTCGCTTAATTTATTCCATTCAAAGTTAATTGCTCTTGGCGTTCCTTTCAAATAAAACGGTTTCTTTATCTTTAAAGTTTGACCTTTAAACGCTTCTATTCCCTCATTTGATGCTGTCACCGTTAATGAACCGTCCTCATTGTAAGTTAATACGCTAAAATACTCCGATTCATCTAAGTACCACATAACCCCAAATAAACGCAAGAATTTCACATCACAAAGTCGGATAACCTGAGTATTGTTTTCAACCGGACTAGCATAAACCACTTTTACAGTTGTATCAAGTTTCTCGATTATTTCAAACTCTATAATATCGCTTATATCTTGTCGCATTAGAACCAGTTTAAAAGTGATTTTCTTTGACCTTTGAACGTTGGATAAACGTCTTGATTCTCTAAAATATACGCCTGAATAGCTTTGTAAGTTTTTACGCTAGTATTGTACTTTGTGTAAAGACTAGATTCAATATCGTTCGCTTTGGTTGAGTTTTCATTGTTCTGTACTACGTTACCGTTTACAGATACTTCTGAATAGTCCTCAGCCGAATAAGCGAAATAAACAAATCCTTTAAGCATATCAATAATACCTTTAGATTCAATCAACTTTCCACATGAAAGATTTTCAAAAAATGGATTTAGAAGTTTTGTGTAAATTTCTTCTTCATCCTCAATTCCCTGAACATACAAAGCAAGCAATTCAACCCCAAATAATTCATTCATAATACTTGGTTCAATCATATCAATGTACGATTGAATTTTAGTAGCGTTGGTTGGGTGTTGCGTTATCGCATACCTACCTACAAAATCACTTGGTGCTAAAATACTCATCTTTTACGCTTTTGTTTCGTCCTTTGTTGCTTTCTTTGGTGCTTTCTCTTTCACTTCAACCGCTACTTTTCTATCAATAAGATTTTGAGCGATATTTTTAGGAACATCTTTAATCATTCCTTTTGTCATTCCAGCAACTTCAACAATAATTTCAATTTTCATAACTTGAATATTAAGCCCTCAATCAGTCGAAAGAGGGCTAATTAATATTAGTCGATAGTCAATGCAGTAATTGCAGTTGCAACGTCTCCTTGTACCAATACTTGCGCATCGTTTGCAGAAACGAATTGTAACAACTCTTGCTCAACTAAGATAGTTCTCAAGTTGTTTGTAAAGTCGTTACCGTCTTGACCAATTTGAATATTCATTGCATCAGCAAAACGTACTTGAACAACTGATAAATCTCCACCGATAAAGTCAACCCCACTAGGTAAACCAGTTGAAGCGATTAATGTCATTCCAGCGATTTGATTACCATTAGCCATTCTGAAAGGTGGTAATAAATACGCTCCGCTTTCGTCTTTAGAAACATCTAATTGTGCAATTACAGACGGCTCAACAAATAACGCACTTGCAGTACCGTATGCTTCCTGAACTTGCAAAGCGATTGCTCTAAATACATCATTAATATTTGGTGCAGTCAAAGTACCAGCCATTGAACCACCCGTAAACGCAACAGCATATTCAGACAAACCAGTCAAGTTGTTACCTGTACCATCTCCACCGAATAGTTGATCTTCAGTTACGATGTCAACTCTTTTCATCAAATTAGATTGAATATAAGGAATCAACATAGGCAAATTACGCAACATTTCAGTTGAAACTTTACCGTAAACCCCGATTTTTTTAGACTTCATTTCACGCTCTTCATAACGAACTGAAATTTTTGTTTTGGCAGCTGCCTCGGCGATAAAAATTGGCGTTCCTTGCTCATCAAGTTCTTCAATCCAATTTACACGATTTCCAGCCATTGGCGCAACAGATACATTTGTCAAATACGCCAAAATTCTTGAACGGATTTTAGAAATGATACCAGTGTTAGTGGTTAGGTTAATGTGATTTGCAGAACCTGAAGCATCGATTGTAGTTGCATCTGTGATATTCACAACCGCTTTAACAGTCATTTGTTTTGCTTCGCCTGAAATTACAGCATCCAATTCTTTAGAAACAGCTTCAAAAGTGCTTTTCAAAACTCCGTAAAAAGTTTTGTTTTCTTTTGTTGGTTGCTCGCTTCTTTTTTTCGCATCCAAAGAAAGTCTTTCGATTTCTTTAACGATGTCAGCATTTTTTGCAGTTAACGCTTCAACTTCTTCTTTTGTAGCGTTATTTTTTTGCGCTTCTTCAATAGCTTTTTCGATTTCTTGTTTTCTCAAATCGGCTTCATGTGCGCTTTTTTCTGTTGTATAAGTTTCGTACTCGCTAGCCGTCATCTTATCAACTTCTTCTTGTGTTTTGTAAATAAACATTTCTTTAAGTTTTTACTTGTTAATACTAAATTGTTCTTCTTCTTTTTTGAGTGTCTTTTGACGGCTCAGTTTTCGTAGTGATTGAATCGGCTACAATATTTTTATTTGATGTTTTTTGAAACTTCGATAAAAGTTCTTTGACATCAATCATTTCTGTATAAACTTTTAAGTCTCCACTAACAGAATCAACAATTACTTTGTCGAAATCCATATCATGCTCTTGAAGTAATAAATCAAAATTGCTTTCGTTCATTCCTTTTTTCCAACAACCTTGTACGTGAACGTCTTTATGTGAATCTAAAACGTTACTTGGCGAAATAGCTAGTTTTACTTTTGCGGTGTTTTCATCAATCAATTCATAAGAAAGTACTGGAGTTAAAAAGTTAGAACCTTTTACGACTGCAGAACCCTCAATATTTTTTGCTTCAGTAACAGCCCAAAAATACTCTCCAACATCGTCTTTATTTAAGATAGTTTCTTTGTACTTGTCAAAGTTTTCCTTTTCGGCTGTATATTCGGGCGCATCGTTGTTATAACAAAAATACAGCTTAAAATATCTCATCCCGACTGAATGATTCAACACAAAACCGTTTTTATATTGTTCAAACATAAAAGGGTTTCTTGTCTTTGTGATTGTAGCTTCATACACTAAAACCTCAATTTTAGTAATAGCACTATTAAATGCTTTGCTTGCTACATCAAAAAGAACATTTGAAAAATCAGTTTTTTGAATTTGTGATTTCTTTTTATGTACGGCTAAATCTTTGTTTGCCAAAATTTCTTCTAACGTCATTTCTTTACCAATTTAGTTGAATCAACTACCTTTTGCTTGTCATTTTTGATAGCTTTAATTTGCTCATCTGACAACTTTTTGTCCTTGTTTTTCATATTATGTTAAATAGAACTTTGTACAAATTTACAATATTATGTTAAATAGAATTATATTTGTATAAAAATATTTTGATTATGCAAGAAAATTCGCTTTTAGGTTTGGGAAATCTTTTTAGAAATGCGTTTCGTGGAACTGATAGATTAACTAGAATGATGCCTTTATGGAATGGTTTTAATATTGGAAATTTTAACGCTCCTCAGGTTATTTGGGAAACGGTCAATAACAACGAATATCATTTGTTTTCGACAACCTCAGAAATTTACATCCCGATAATGAAAAAAGCATCAATGTTTTCAAATGGGCGTTTCGTGGTCAAAGATTATAAAACGAATGAACCGATAGAAAACCACCCTTTGATTAAGTTGCTTGAAAAACCAAACCCGTTAATGAATCGTAACGAATGGTTAATTTCAGTATCAGTAAATCATGATATTTATGGAAACGTTTACATTTATAAGAATCAACCGTCTGTCTTATCAGAATATCCAACAACATTGGTAAACCTACCAAACGATGATATAGCGATGAAATTAAGCGGTGTTAAGTACAAACAAACCGAACTAAGCGAAATAATCCAAAAGTATTTTTTACAGTCAAATAATGAAGAATTTGAACCTAGCGAAATAATCCATATCAAAAACTTTTCAAAGAATGGTATTAAAGGAGAATCAATTTTAAATTCACTTGAAATGCCTATTACAAACGCTAGAGGTGCGCATGGTTTTAATAACGTCAATATCACAAAACGTGGTGCAATTGGTGTTATTTCTCCAAAGGTAAACCCTAACGGAATGACTGCATTAGTTCCTAACGATAGAATGGAAATCGAGAAAGATTTTAAAGACGAAAACGGAATATTTGATAATCAAAGTGCAATACGCATCGTAAACAAACCAATTGATTATACTCAGCTTTCACTTGGTATTAAGGATCAAATGATTTTTGAAACTATTTCTTTGACAATGCAACGAGTAATTGATGCAATTGGATTGAATGATAACCTATTCAGTAAAGATAAAGGCGCAACGTTTAACAATGCAAACACTTATCTTAAATCAGCTTATCAAGACTGTATTATTCCATTTGCTGAAAAGTTTTGCTTTGCTTTAAATGATTCTTTAGGATTGACTGATAAAGGTATTTATGTTGAATTGGATTATTCATTTTTACCATGTATGCAAGTTGACCAAAAAGCCGAAGCGGAAACTGCACAAACTAAAGCAAATGCAATTCAAGGACTTGTTTCTATTGGTTATTCACTTACTGAAGCTGAGTCGTTGCTTGGTATTTCATCGAAGTAATTAATATGCAAATCTAAAGCAGTCTTACACAACCCCTCTAAACAGTCGGGTGCATCGTCATGTTTTACCGTACCGTTTTTATTGTACTCCATCAAATTACGCATAAACTTATCGTAATCGCTTCCTTTTTCATAGTCTGAACGAAATACACAATACATCTTCATAAATCCAGCTAATTGCGTAATTCTTGCATGTTTATTCGATTTAGCTTTTACTGGATTAACTGAAATTATTTTGTTTAGTTTAGGTGCTAATAACTGCCCATACATACCGCCACCAAAGTTAGATTCAATCAATACAAACTCAGGAACGTTTCGGTTTAGAATTTCTGCAGTAAGGTCAACATTTAAATCAGTTCCCAATTTGGTAAATAGCACATCTGTAATGAAAATGCGTTTCATATGTAATATTCCAATAATTACACAATGATTATCCTCTCCAGTATCTGCAATATCCACGTAAGACAAACTACCAATCTTATCTTTGAAGTCAATCGCTTTGAAATCTTGGAAAGTAAGTTTTTCTTTTGGAAATAATAATCCCTCTCTAGGTGTTGGATTTTGCATATACTGAGTTTGAAAAACCATTTCATTAACTTTTTCCAAATGTCGTAATTCTTCAATCGTATGCTTTTCATTCCAAAGTGCTGTTCCATCTTCTTTGATTACCGGCATACTTACCACGTGCCAATCGTAAGGTTCAATGTCAATCAAATATCCGCAAAGGTCGTTTTGATGTAACCGTTGCATGATAATAATTATCGGAGTTTCACGGCTATTAACACGATTCCGAATAGTTGAATCAAACTTGAAATTTACTTTGTCTCGCAAAGTTGCGCTTTCTGCATCGTCTGGTTTAATTGGATCGTCAATAATTATTGCACCGCCAAACTGTATTATTTCTTCATCTTCAAAGTTGGTTTGACCAGCTCCAAATCCAGTTACTTGTCCGCTTGCCGAACGTGCCAAAACGCCACCGCCCTCAGTAGTGTACCATTTATCTTTTGCTTTGGAGTCTTTTTTAATTTGCACCCATGGGAATAAATCTTGGTATTGTTGTGACTGAATAAGGTCTTTTATTGATTCGGAGTTGTCAAGTGCCAAAGTGTCTGAATATGACAAATGAATAAACCTAGATTTTGGATTATTAGCAATTGACCATGAAATAAACATTTTTACAACTATCTCGGTCTTTCCGTAACGTGGTGCAACATTGAATATCGTTCTATTGTTTTGACCGCTTGCAATTAGTGTACATTCATCAAATAGTACTTGGTGGTGTGAATTGACACTAAAACGCTTTCCGTTTAATTCTTTGAAGAAATAACGAGTGAAAAAAGAAAAGTCCTTTAAACATTTTGCACGTATCAGTTCAATTTCAGTAATCATTCTCTAAATCCTCAGCTTTTTTCTTTGCTTGTTCGGGTGTTAATTGGTTTATTGATTGTCCATTTGTGGTTACATCGGTTTGGTCTTTGATACCTTGAATACGTGCTACTAAATTAGAGTTAAACGCTCCTAGCATAGCCCCCTCTATTTGTTGACAGTCGATTGTAGTTTCGATAAGTTCAATGACCTCCAAAAAATCCTTGCTACATTTCTTCTTAAATTCACGCATCCAGTTCTCTGAAACGCCTAAAAACAGCATAAAACCGCTACGTGTGTAAGGTCTTCTATGCTCCTTTGTTTCAATATTGGTTTTTTCTTCATACTCGGTAACTTTCTTAGCGTTCCAAGATTGGTCTCTGTCGCAAGTTTCAAAATATTCAAATGCGGATTTCATCAATTGCTCAGGGTCACTAAAAATAGCGTCACGTCCGCTTTTTGAGCGAAGTTTCCAAAACTGATTAAACGGTTTGAATAAATTATCCTTTTCCATAACTATAACCTAAATTTACCTTTGTGCTTATCAATATCGGAGTAACTTGATTCAAGAATATACCCAAGTTGAACGTCCCAAAACTCAATTAAAACCTTATCACTTGTTGAATATTCGTATTTGATTTTTTCGCCTTGCTCAACTATTACTGTGTCGCTTTCAGTAAGTGTAATATCTCCTGAGTTTTTTTGAATGGTAATACTAGCTTGACCGCCAATAATATCAACAAACATCTTCTTTTGTACTCCACTTGAACACGCATACATTGACAAAAACAATGATGCGATAATTGATATTTTAATTAGTTTTTTCATATCCTGATTCTTTTAATTTTCGCATTGATACTGTCATTACAACAACTGCATAAACTGTGATTAATACAACCTGACAAGCAAGGAATATTAACCAACCTATCCAATCAAAAAGTAGGAAACCCCACAACTCGATATGTGCAAAGATAAGATAAATAGTATCTCGTTGTACCATTTGCTTTTCAGTTACCCAAACTTGCAACATCGGTTGACCTTTCCAAATTAGTAAGCAATTCATTATTCGCACTTGCAAATAGATAATAATCGCTAGGATTGCTAAAAGTGTGTTTTTCATCTTTTAAAAATTAATGGTTTATTTTCGTTTCTGTTGATCCAACTAATTGCATCGTGTTTTTTGTTGAATCGTTTTACAATTGCACCTTTTCTGATTCCTGAATCAATTACCACTTCCCACGCATTGTGAAATTTTGACTTTTTGATTCTAAATTCTACTTCGATTTTTTCCGTTCGGTATCGGAGTATAAAAACAATTGCAAAGTATGTTACTACAATTGTTGCTAAAATTATCAATGCTATTTTCATATTCTTTCCATGTAATTAAGGCTAATTGGTAAGCCAGTTAATAAACTATTATTCACAAACAAAGATGCTGAAGCTGGTATGTCGTGCCAAAGTTCAACTTCATTATCAAGAATTTTAACAACTACAAAATCCTTTGTAAATACTTTTTCTCCTGAAAGTGTGTTTTGAATATATCCTCTTTTTTTCAAGTAATTCTCAATCATTTTCTCTGTAACTTCTTTGCTAGATTCCTTTGATTGGATTTTACTCAAAGCCTGAATATACAACATTTCGATGTGTGTGTTTATTCTTTCTTTAGCCTCTTTAAATATTTGCTCGATATTCATATTCTCAAATGTACAAATTTATTTTCTATTCAGGCGTCACGCCACTACATTTCGCAACTATCGCAATTATAACAACAATTGCAACTCCAAAGATTAACCGCTCAAAGTTTTTACCAAGCGGTTCGTGTCGGTTGAATTTTCTCATAGTTTTTCGTGTTTATATTTTACTAAATCTTTTTCAATATCAATCAAAATTGACTCAGTTGGATATGTAACTCCAGTACTTGTTTTACCAGTCATGTGTCTGTATACTCCAATAAAATCACCGCAAAAAGTACCAATATTTACATCATAATCAATAATGTCAAATGCAACCCTATTTGATTCTACATAGAGTTTCAATCCATGTTTTTTTCCTAATTCAATTATTTGTTTTTTCATCTTCTTGATATTTTCCTATTGTTAACTGAATAGCACTCCTAATAACTGAATCAGGATTTATACTATTACCACTTTCAAGCATTACTTCTAACATCTCAAATAACTGCATCATTTCAATTATTCGCTGTTGTTGTTGTTGTGCTTGTTCACATTCATTCCATACTTTTAACAATGCTTGTTGAACGCTTAAACTTTCAGGATAAGCTGTTTCAAGTTGTATCTCTTTAATTCTTTCTGTTGTCATAGTTTTTCAATTTGGTGTACATCAATTAATTCAAATATTATTCCACTTGGAATGCTTATTTTTTTTGAAGGATTTACTCTTTCAGTAGCCATAAATTGAAACTTTTTATTATCTCTATGGTCTAAATATTCTCTGACAATACAAATAAAATAACATTTCTTTTTGTCCCATCCTTTAAATGTTAATGTTACAGTATCTCCACTTTTCCAATTACTCTCCATACACCAATTTTATAAATTTTTCTAAATCTCTGTGGTCGTTGATGCCGAATACTTGAAAGTCGTTTAAGAATATTTTTATTCCTAATTCATCAAATGAAACATCGATGTCTTCAAATGAATACATATCTAAATCGTTGTGAAACTCAAAGTCTAACGCTCTTAGTTGGTTATCTGTTATCATTGTATGTTTCTATTAGATATTTCTTCCCAATAACTATGACCTTGTGGTGTTTTGTCAAACATAAATGCACCTGAAATAAACCACCAAAATTTTTCATTTTCCCAATTCGTTTGAGTTTCAAAATTATATTGTGTATTATCACAATTCTCCCGAAACTCTTTTTGTTCTTTCTCGCTTAAGAAAGAAAACCAGTAACTACCTTTTTTCATAATATTTATTTAATTTTTTATGCAACTTTTTTTCGTAATAGCTTGAATTTTTACCAAGAATCCAACAAATGGCTATCCACCTAATTAATTTAATTGATTCAATATCTATTGAGATACAAAGTAGTAATCTTTTTTTATCAGATAAACTTTCAATAACGTTATCAATATCATTTTGTGTAATATCATTGTTTTCCTTAAAACTATTTTTACTCAAAACATAATTAACATAGTTATTCATATCTTTGTTTATTGGTATATTTTCACACATCTCAAATACAATTTTCGTTATACCACTCTATCGCTTCCTCGTTTGTTTTAAATCGCTTTAAATGCGTCTTTTTAACTCTGTGACGAATAACAAAATATCCCTCAATAAATCTAATCTCGTAAGTCGGTTTTTTACTATCTAAGTAAACCAACCACGCAAAGAATAGGATAATGAAACAAATACCGAATCCTAATGCTTCGTAATTAACTGAATTTTCCATAATTAATCGTTTTGAATGTGAATTGTTAAACCTTCTTTTAGGATTGGTTGGAAAGAATTTTTATCCCAACTAGTAAAAAATTCTCCTTTACGGCTCCAATCACAAGGTATACATGTACCCTCAAATGAATAATTATCACATTTACCATTTGTAAATACTATATGCCCAATTTTTGAAGTAACCCACTGAGGCTTTGACCAATCAATTTCCTCGTTAACTTCTTTGTTTAAAATTGTTGTTTTCATCACTTTGATTTTTTAGTTTCGTACTCTCGATAATTCTCTGCTAACTTTTTGTATTCGTCAGCGTATTTGGCAGTCACTTTGGCTTGCACCATAACCGCATCTTTTACTTTCTTTCTTCCAGCGTTTCTGTCGTTCTTACTCATGCGATAATTGTTTTTTTATTTGTTTTTTTGCGTTTATTTAAGATGTTTTCAAAAACTTTTAAATAGTCCATCATTGTAGCTTGTTGCCTTACAATTTGAATATTATCTAATACTTTATTTACATCTGATATTTCAAGATTATTAAACAGAACAACAACTGCATGAACAAAGTTTTTTGTTTTCCAAAATGGCAAATATTTTTTTGATTCAAATAAAAACTCAACAATTTTATACCTATTCGAATTTATAACAAAATCTTTACCATCTCTTATTTTTTTTGAAGATGACGATCCTGACGCACCTGAACTAAGAACAATTAGAATTGAATTTGAAATTCCTAAATGATAAGTTTCTTCAAAATTAACAAGCGTTTCGTAGCATGGTATTCCTTTTGAAGCGTAAGATTTAATCCAATCTCCTAAACTCCAAACTAATTGATTCATGTTTAAAGAAATCATTGCTTTATTCATATCAATATTAATTACTGAATAAATAATTGGTAATCCTAATTCTTTTAACGCTTGAAATCTATGTTGACCATCAATAATAACCATTGATTCATTTACAATTACTGGTCTTGATTCTATAAAACCAATATCCTCAATTGATTTTTTTAATCTTTTAACTAATCCAACATTGATTTGTCTGTTATTATCCATCATAGTGAATAATTCATAATTTTTTGTTTCCATAATTTTTATTTTTCGTTTAAATATTTCAGCAAATATAATACTATTTTTTTAATAAACTAATATTTTATAAATATTCTTTAAATTTCTCAATTTCGCTATCAATTGCAAACTTATTTTGTATGTATTCGTCTGGCGTTGGTATGTAACAGCCTTGCATACTTGCAAACGTTCTAATCCATTCTATAAATTCAGTCATTTGTTTAGTGTCTAAATCCCTTGTGCGTTTCGTTTTGGTGTTTTCCCCATCAAATGTGTGCATAAAATGGCAAGCTCGTTTCAAAAGTTGCTTAGCATCATCTAAATGGTTACCGCTTTCAATTGCGAATAAAGTTATGCAAACGTGTAAATAGCTATTTTGCGATAGTGTACGAGTCTTTTTCTTTTCCGTTAACTCAATTATACACTTCTTACTCAATAATGCGTCTAAACGGCTTAAAAGCTTATTTACTTCTAATTCTTTTGATGTGTCGTAAATCATTTCAATAAGTTTTTATATTTTTCAATCATTTCTTTAATTTCAGGAATAGAGTATTTTCTGCTTTCGTGCGCTCGTTTCTCTAAGGCATCAATTCTTTCTTGTCCTATGCGAAGCGTTAACCATCTTTTGTATTCGTGAATATTGCCACCTCGAAATTGGTTACAATGTACGCACTGTGATGCACAATTTTCTTCATCAAATCTAACGCTTGGATAATTACCAACTGAAAAAAAATGTCCACAGTCACGCTTTCCGCTTAAAGTTCCGCACGAAATACAAGGCAACCCCTCGTCACGTTTACGAATCCATTTGTTAAAAACAACTTGCAAAGCGTTTGAATAGTCGCTCAATGTCATTAACTCCTTTTTCATTTCGGCTTTCTTTTTTTTCCATTGTTTCGCTTTCGCTTCGCTAACAAATATTTCAACACATTCGGGTCTTACCATGCAGTATTTCTGCAGAAATGTTTTTGGAGTAAATTGGTCTTTACAGTTTTTGCATCTCATAGTAATTCCGTTAATTCTTTGTTTTTTTGTTCTAACTCTAAAATCTTTGCATCCCTCATTTGAATATTTAACATCAAATTTCCCGAATGACTTTTAAACAACTTCAATTCACTACGTAATTCGTCAAAAATAACTAAACTTTGAACGAGTTTTGTTTTGGCGGTTTTCATTGGCTCGATGTAATCCGTTCTATTTGGATTATTAGCTATCATGTCATCGATTGAGTTTTGTAGTTGTGTTGTTACCTCAATTAAATTATAGCGTGCTTGTACTTCGTTTAAAATATCCATAGTTAAATGTTTTTAATTTCCTCTTTTACTTTATTCCAATACCCAATATAACCTAAATCGCTTTTTGCTTCTGTATGTTTTATTGATTGAATAATCTCATCAATTGCAATTAAAACGCATTGTTTTATGATTTCTTTTCTAACAATTCTATTTATAACGTTTGATATTTGGTACAATCCTTTTCTATTATACTTGCTAAATAACTCTTGTGCTTTTTCTTTTGGACTCATAATTTCTATTTTTTAAAATGGGACATCGTCTGGTTTATTCTTTTCGTACTCCGTTTCAAAAGTGCTTTTTTCAGGTGTTAAATTCACGTTTGCAAATGCTTGTTGAATTTTTACCTTGCTTTCTTTCTCAACAACTTTTTGCATTTCCATTTGTTGCTGTATTGGTATCATTTTAGGTCGTTTAATTGGGTCGATTCCGTTTATTTTAAAGCCTAAACCAAAATTATAATCTAGTAATATTGGAACTTCTAAACGTGTGCATTTTCCGCCGGTGTCCGTATCTTTAATTTTTACAACCTCTAGCATTGTGTACATCCACATATCCGGATGTTGTGGCAACCGGTGGATAACTATAAAATCATCCGCTTTATTTGGAAACGCTTTCCCTCCCTCAATATCAGATTTCAAAGGTGGCATAACATGACCGGCGAATTGGTGTCCTTTTGGAAAAATAGCGTTTCTTCTTCCTGAAGCCGAACTAGGATGCGCATTTATGTACATTGTTTTACCGGTCTTTGTGAACATTTTGAATTTATTTAGCATTTCGTAATTTGCTGAATAAGTCATTTCGGTATTCAATGCGTTAAATGGATCAATAAGATAATTATCCGTATTACTTTGGTTAAATACATCCATCATTTGTTCCGGAGTATAACGCCGGCTATTATCTACAAACTTGAAATAATACTCAACTTTCATTTCAGCTCGCCGGATTTCTTTATACGATAAATCTTTAAAGTTTTTACCGGTGTAAATCTGAACTAAATCACGCATCACTTTTCCGGTATAGTTTTCATCCATGAATAAAGTTGATTTCAAATCGTTGTTTATTGCGTTGGCTAGAAAATACCATTCAATGAAATACGTTTTTCCTACGTTGTCATGTCCTAAGATTAAATTTAATTGAGAATCTTTCCAAACTAAATATTCATCCATTGCGCAACCTAAACCTTTTCCAACCGGTATAAGACCATTTTTATAGTCCTCTAGGTATTTTGTACTGTGTCCGTCTTTAAGTATCATAAGCCCGCAAGTTTTTTGTAGGATAATCCGGTTTGTTTATGGTAATGTACAACATCAGCCGTTAATGTAGCACCGTTTGGCATTACGTCTCCAACTTGAAAATCTTGTTCCCAACCGTCACTTTGAATTATACTATGTTTCTTTTTTTCTTTACTAAGCCAATTTTTTGAAGTAAGATAAAGCGATTTGTATTTCTTATTGTCTTTGAAATTTTCAATTGAATCCAAAACCATATCAATAGTTTTTTTATCGTATTCTTTTTCTAACTTTTCAAATTCAGAAATAGACAAAGACAAATGGGCAAAAGACCTGTAAACTTGTATATTTGTATTATTGTATATTTGTTTATCTATACTATCAGTGCTTTGATATGTGCTTTGTACTGTGCTTTCACTTTGCTTTGATGTGTGCTTTGTAAGTGCTTTGTTAAGTGCTTTATCATTTGCTTTGTTATTTTCTTTCAAAGCAATTATGTTACTAGAGTATTGATTTTTTGAATATTCGATTACATTTATAAATCCATATTCAACTAAATCGTCAAATGTTTTTTTGAAAACAGAATAGCTTTTTATACCGGTAGCTTCTAAAACCATTGAAGTAGGAAATCCAAATTTCTGTTTCCATCCTAATCTATTGCAATGTTCAATAGCAAAAGAATAAATAGCAACATGATTTGGTTTAATTTTTTCCGGATTATCAAATGCATAATCCCAAAAGTTTCTGTATAGTTTGTAAATATCCATAACTAATCAATTAAAGCGATTTGTTTACGAATTTCTCTACTTAACTTAATTGCAGTTTCCTTATCTAAACAAATATGTTGTTCATAAAAAGAATGATTAGAATCTTCATCCTTAATATTAACATAAATTTCATTATCTTCATTACAGTAAATTTCTAATGTTTGAGTTTCTGTGTTACTGTTTTCTGTTCCGTAGAATTTTAATTTTATTGCCATAATCTGTGAATGTTTTATAAAAACAAACAAAAGTTAATTAAATTAAAAAGCCCTTATAAATCCGTTGGGGCTTCACATCCAATTTCATTACAAGGGCAATAACATCTTTCAGTTCTATAGTGTGAAGCCGAACCGTTCAACAAATATACAAATTATTTCAATATCACGGTATAATTACTTTCATTTCTTCCGCTACTTTATCAAACTCGTTCACGCAGTCAATGTAGTTTTGACTTTGCTCAGGCATTTTCGCTGTTAAATCGTACAACTCAATTTCATGCTTTGCCGTGAACTTTTGAACGTACCGGACAAAGTCGTTCCATTCTTTCTTTTTAAGCTGCTTAAACTTGTTGCCCTCGCCAGTTACTTTATCTAGGGTGTGAATTGCGCTTTGTAGTTGCATCGTTGCCATTACTATGTGCGCTAAGTCGTCTTTTTGTTGGATTGTCATTTTAAAAAAGTGTTAATTGTTTTTCGTTATCTAATGTTTCTATTTGCAATAAAACGCCACTTCCTACCTTTACATTAACTCCAAATAATTCTTTGATGTCTTTGGCTATTTCTTCGGTTTTATAGCACTTGTAAAATCCAAATTTATTAACTGAATCTAAAGCGTGTTTTGTTGCGTTGTAATGTATGCGTTCTGCAATATCTTTCATAAACCTTTTATTAAAACCATTTTAAAACCTACCTTTTGGTTGCCATGCTCACTCCAATTATTCATCACTTGAACGGGTTTTATTTTTGAGCAAATTATCCACATCCAATTGTCCTTGAAATAATCGTTGTTATCTTTAAAATCGTTTGCGGTGTTTTCCAAATGTCGAATGCTTGAAATATTGCACCTGAAAACTTTTAATAAATCTCGCTTGCTATAACCTTGCTTTCTCAAGTGAACGAATACAAGTTTCTTCATTGTTACTAGGTAACTGAATCTGTACTGCTTGTGGTGTCGTGGATCAAAATACTCGATGTATTTATCTAGTGATTCTTTCATAGCTTAATGTAACTATTGGTAAAGTGTTCAATTGACTTTGAGTATTCCTTTTTGTGTATTTTTGTTTCTTGCTCTAGTATGTTATACCAAATCATTTTACCTACTATGTAAGTAACTTCTACTATCTGCGGTCTTGTTACGTTACTCCATTTTTGACCAGGTTTTACTTCTTCTATTATCATTTTAAAAAATATTTAATTATTTGTATTTTACTTAACTCTATAAAGGTAAATTTACCCTCAATTCTTTTCATTACTCCTCCAACTTTTAAGGCTAGTTTAACGTTGCATTTTCTGCAACAAATACATTTTCCTTTGCTGGATTTAATTTGGTACTTGCTAGAATCCTTTTTGAATAAAAATAAAGGTTTCCTTTTATCGCACTTATAACAACGCTTCATTAAAAATTCATTTTACTAGGGATTACCATACATTTTTCCCCGTTTATTTGCTCGAATCTAACTAATTTAATACTCGGAAATTCTTGTTTCACTTCTTTGTTAATCGCAAATGAAAACTCTTTACACGAATAACTTTCCAAACCTGACCGTATAAGTTCCTCCGCTTTTTGTCGATGTCTTACGCGCTCAACAGAATTGGTATAATTAATTTCAATTGTTAGTTTCATCTTACCAATTTTCTTGAATTTGTTGCTTTTCTTCGTCTGTTAGGTAGGCGAAATAACAAAAAGTTCCATAATCTTTCATTTGAAATACACATTTATTTGTTTCTGAAATTTTATAAACATCTTGTAAAAAACCAACAAAATAACAATTATTATCACTCCAAAACTTCCCGAAATCCCCAACTTTAATTTCTCGTTTTTTATCAACTAACTCAAAGCCGTAACTTTCAGCTATTAATTTTAATGCGTCTAGTTCCATTTTTATCTCTTGCTTTGGCGATAACATTTGCTCTAGTTGGTCGAGGGTGATTTCGGTTTTATTTACTAAATTCCACTTAAAACTAGGTAAATTCCAAGCGTTAATATCAAAAGTTAATTGTCCTATACCTCCTACATGAAGTAATGATGAATATGTCATTATTTTCTCATCACTCAAAATCTGAATCGCTCTTAATCTTTTTTCTTCGCTGTCTATTACAACGTAAATTTCTTCTTTTTTCATGGTGTTATTTTTTTTAACAAATTGTAGAAGTTATTTCATCAATTAGATTTTCAAAGTTGTGTTCTAATTCATCACAGTGTTCACATTTATGCGGTGGGCTAAAAACAAAACTTTCTACCACTTCGATAATACATCCTTGTGCTTTGTAATATGCAATCTGAAGTTTGCATTCAGCATCCATATAATCTTCATTTATAGCAGAAAATATTCTACCATTTTTACAGCTAATTGTTATCATCTTACTTCTTTTTTAAAATTAACAATGTATCTTTTTGTCCTTTGCAAACTCCAATAGCTTGTATTCGATTTCCTATTTCTTGAATCTTAATAACCGACTGAAACAAATCAAAGTTCAATAGTTTGTTTTTTGTAAATCCCTCTTTTGGGCAATACTTCAAAATCTCGCAGTCTTTAAGCCAAGAGGGACTAAATCTAGTATCCTCTTGTTTTGACCTCGCTAGTGCTTTGTATCGGTCTAATGTGTTGCTATAAATCATCGTTTCTCCATTTTTCGGTTAACGTGTCATCAATGAAGCTAAAAACATCCGTTTCTTGAATCTCGTCGGTAACATCGTGTTTGCCTAACATGATACTTTCGATTACTGGTTCATCTTCACGGTTCTTTTTGTAGAATACCTCAAAAGTGATACCCTCGTGATTGTAGTTAAAATTATTGAAAGCCATAATTAATCGTTTAAAATGTAATCGTAAGTAACTTTGTGGTGCATTTTGTAGTTGGAATCCATGTAATAGTTGCCTATACACATTCTATCAAAATACACGCTCCAGTAATAAGCCGTTTTGGTTTTTGTAAATGCGTGTTTAGTAACCCTGCGAAGTCTATTCGCTTTTGATTTGCTTGTAATGTCTGCTTTAATTCTCATAACTTTTTCGTTTTCGTTTTGTAAAATTGTGCGTTACAGTCGCACCCCTGAATTAATTAGTTATTTTGTTTTGCTAGTTTTAGTAATCATTCTAACTACCATTTTTTCTAATTGGTCAATTACTTTTACTGGAATGTTTGAACCATTTTTTGCTGTCCATTGTAAAGGCGCTGATAAACCATTTAAAATTGCGATTCTTTCTCCTTTATACATTACATCAAAAAAACCATCGTACATTGAAGGAACTTTTTTAAAGTTAAAAGTGTTGTTATCGCTTACTAATTCTGGGTTGATTGCTAAATTTCTCATAATTCCTATTTTTAATTCGTTTCTACCTTACAAATGTACTAAAACTTTTTAATTAAACAATACTTTTTTAAATAATAATTGAAAATAAATTAAAAAATCCGCTAAACTCTAGGAATAGCGGATTTAAAAAATGTGTACTTATGCTTTACGCAGTGATACGCCATTGATTATTTAGGTTTACTTCATTAAGATTTCGCCCTCAATCATTCCATAGGATGAATGTTCACGGAAATGATTAACTTTTGTAACTGTGTCTTGAGTTAATACCCACAGATTTGATTCTTTCCATGTAGCGTTTAATAAAACTTCATTCTTTTTGAGTTCTATTTTTTCAGTACCACCCCAATGTCTTGCTCTCGCATTTTCTGTACAACCAACAAATATTAAAGATGTTGCAGTTAAAATAATAAACGATACGCTTACAATTAAAAATTTTTTCATAAACTTTAAATTAATATGCGTTAAAGATGCGCATCCCCTTTTTTGATTAGATTAAAACGGTAAATCTGTATTTGGTAAAGTTTCGTTACCCGCTGGAATATCATTCTGAATAGCCTTTTCAGCTACTTTAATGCTTCCGTCTGTCCAAATTACTCTACCGTTTGCGAAGTAGGTTTTCTTTGCGCCTGATTCGCGTTCTTCCTTGCTTTGATTATAGCACATTGAAACGTTATTATCGTACTTCGTTTCATCGTTTACAGAAATACTTACATTCAAATATTTTCCATCTTTAAGTTTTGATTTGTCAATCTTTGTTACGTCAATCGACATTTGGATAATTGCACTCATATTACTTGTTTTTAAATTTAACCATTAAACTGCTTTTTGTTGGCTTTAAAGATACTTTGGTTACTTCGATACCGTCAGCATCGTAAATCGGTTCTTTTGATGCAGTAGCGACTTTAATTAAGTCTTGACGTTGTTTAAGTTTTTCGCTTAATTCTTGAATAAGGAAATCCTCCGAATAGTTCAATAACTTGCTACCCTCTTTTGATGTGAACTCAACGCCTGCGATTACAAAAGTTTTATCGTAACTTCTAGCTTCATCCATTGCGGTTTCCTCAACTTTCTTTTTAGCTTCGTCGAAGATTTTTTCTAACTTCTTGTAAACTGCAAACACTTCAAGTGCTTTCAATTCTCCATTATCTACGCCCTCGTTAAGCGTTTTGATAAATCCCTCTACTGTTGGTACTAAACTTTCTTTCGCTACTACTAAATCAAAGTTAGCGTTTGGTTGAGTATGTATTTGAGCAGTTGCCCAATCTCTAATCTCTGCATCTCTATCGATGTCTAAATATTCTCTTTCAAAATCCATGATTATGATAATTGTGCTAATTGATTAGCGGTTAATGTGAAATTGTTAATTAAACTTTCTTTTGTTACCCTACTATCAACTCCGATTTGTGCTAAAGCTTTTTCAAAACGATCATCTGAAAGTGTTGGATTAGGTTCTTTAAACTCTTTTTTCATTTCTTCAACGTATCTAACATCGTCAAATTTACCCATGAAAATGTCAGCATTAAAACCTAGTTTAGAAATTGCTTTTGTCAACGCATCGGTTTCAATTTTCTTTGCAAAGTTATCATCTACCATTGTGCATGCTCTATCCATGTACATTTTACACGAATTGATAATCTCAAATTCTCCGTTTGGAAAAAAGAAAATACCTTTAAAAACTACAATGTTAAATTTTTCTGCAAGTGAGTAATCTAAAGTAATATTTTTAAATCCCCATTTTTGCCCATAAACGCCAAATTCTTCCGTTACTTGCATGATTTGGTACTGTGGTGCAATCGCTGTTATTTCGTGTCCTGAAATCTTAGCTTTTTTAGTGTACTTTGGATTGGTTTTTTCAACCCTATTCCATAAGTCTAAATTATTTTCCATAATTAATTAATTTTCGTTTGTGCAAATATAGTTATTTAGTTTTAATAAAATACTATTTTTTAAAATAATTATCATTAAAATACATTTCTCCAGTATAGGTATATTCATAATTGCCTGTTGTGTTTGACCTCTTTTTTTTGTTTCCATGCGCTTTAACTATTTGTTGCTTTTCTAATTCTTTGGCTTGTTCTAATAAAGAATGCCAAACAAACTTATCTTTATCACTATTCCATAGTTGTTCAAATAACCACTCTACTGCTGTTTTTTCCATCTCAATACTTATTACTTTCCAAAATAGCGATAGACCTTTTCCAACGCTTTATTTCCCTTTCCATTTCCTGAATTTCTTTTTTGTGAGTTACGATTTCGATTTTATCGTCTTGAATTTCGTGTTGCCAACGCATATCTACAATAACATCGCTAGCAAGTCTTTTTTGAAGTTCTGCTATCCTATCATTCAAAATAGCAATTCGTTCCTCAAATGGCTTTATTTTAGCTTTTAATTCGGATATAGTTTGTTTCGCTTCCATGATTAGTTGTTTTCGTTTGTTTCAAAAAAATCAATTTCTTGCGTATGCTTTGTAATCTTTTTGTATTCTAAAATATTTACATTATTCTTATTGATTTTGTCAGCAACTAGAGTTATACTTTTTACCGTTTCTAAATCAATTTGACCACGTCTTGCATCCATTAATACTCCAGCAAGCATTTTATTTAATTCTTTAGCGTTATTCACTTCAAAATTAAGATTTCTTTTATTTTCCATTTGTTAACCGTTTTAGTTTAATTATTAATCTTTTCGTTTCAATTATTTCTTTTGGAACTTCTTTTACGCTTTTCTTTAAACATAAAGCAACGTAAGAATCTGTTATATTTTTTATTCCTGCTTGAGTTCCTTTTGGTATAAAATCTAAATTACCATAATCATATTTTCTTTTTGATTTGCTTAATTCTTTTCTCCAATCAAGCCTATATTTTTCATAGTTAGTGAATTTATAACCACCACGAATTTTTTTCATTATAGTATTTCTTGTACCTACTGGTAAATGTGAAATTTCTTCAATGTATTTAGTTCTAGTTTTTGAATATTGTTTTTTCCAATTTTCTCTATATTCTGAAACTTCACAATTAAGTTCTTTACACCTACTTTTTATTTTTCTTTCATATCCTTTCTTGCCATGACATTTGATACAATCACTTCTAAAAGAATAGTAAACTGCAAATCCATTTTTGTTTTTTTGCTTTGTAGTTTTTTTAAAGAAATATTCTTCAGTCTTAGGAAATTCTATTTTACAAGTTCCGCAAACTTTCTTTTCCATAATCAAACAATTAGCCAAAACAACATAAATAACACGTATGCGCTGAACATTAATAATGCGCCTTTTTTCTCGGTCATATTAATCAATTTTAGTTGCTTGGTTTATAACTTCTCTAACATTATCCAATTCACTTCTAAGTGGAAACGGTGCGGTTTCATTTGATTCATACAATGCCGTCAAATAATCTTCAACTCGTTGTAACGCTTCCAAAAGTTTCGGTGCTGTTGCGATTAGTTGTGCGTTGGCTTTGGCTTCTTCTTCATCTCCGTAAACATCTGCTAAACCAATAGTTTGAGGAGTTGAAATAACAGTACACCATACTCCGTTTTTCATTTCGTGAGATTCATCTTGGTCAATATACCAAGTCCCATTTGTCCCTTTAAATTCCATAAATTATATTTTTTAAGTTTCAGCAAAGATAAACACAACGAATCGAATAAAGACAGCTATTGTGATGAACGGTAAATATCAATTATGAACGGTAAACGAAAAAAGCACCCATTGGAGTGAGTGCTTTATATCTGTTAATATAAAATAATTAACAAAACTTACGAAACAAATATACAAAAAAAAGCGCATCAATTACGACACGCTTAAACGAAAACTAAAAATTAATTTATGAAAGGACAAATGTAGTTAAAATTCGTCAACTATAACCATTGACCAAATCTTTTGAGCTTCTAATAAATTAATTACTTTTAAATACGTTGGTATGTCATTAAGTACAATGCAACCCTCACTCCAACCCCCAATATTTTTCTTTACTATTTTACGGTTAATATCATGGTCCGCTGGATGAAAGTTGAAACCTCTAATATCTGTCTTTATTTCAGTTGTTGGATTCGTTTTTCCATCGTTTGTAAAATCTCTTTGATAAGGGAAACCAACTCTTTGAAGTCCCGCTTTAACTTTACCTTTGTGTTTACCGATTATCCAGGCGCCATAATTCCAAACATTCGCACAAACAACTCCAGTACCTTTGTTTCCTTTGTTAGTTGTACACGAAGTTACCAGGACGAACTTTGATCCACGAAACAAATAACATTTATCATCAAATTTATCCGTTTCATCTTCATTACTTCGCACCGCTAAAATCCAATAAGTTTCGGGAATACCTTTAAAACCTTTAAGAGTTTTTACCTTATTGAGTAACTGAATATCTGTATAGTTTTTTACGTTTGTCATTTAATCTAAATTTAAATTGTGAATGTTTAAAATATTTCTTAATTCATCACGCATAGCGCTTGCAATTTCTTGTTCTATTTCGCTTGCTGAATCTTGAATTAAACTTTCGCCGTACTTAGTTATACTGCGTAACTTTTGGTCTAAATCCCACATTGCTAACTTCCACTTATATCCGTCTAAAGCGTTTCTAATCTCGTCGGCTTCTTCAAACGTATCGAACTCTATTGTTACTTTTGCCATAATTAAATTGGAAAACCTTTACTATCTAAACACTTTATTAACTTTTCATTTTCACGCTTTACGCTAAGCATTAAAATACGACCACCCAAAGGTTTTGGCGGTGCGCCACGTTCAATGTGCCAACCTTTAGAACCGTCGCCATATTCCTCTTTGTACGTTCCCGTAATACAATGGTGTATTTGTTTTAGTCGGATTTCTGTAACTCCAGCGTTCATGTAAAGTATTTCTCTTGAATCATTACGACAACTGTTTTCGTGAATATGTCCCATGCTAAACAAATCAAACCCCTCGTAAGTTTCCAAAGCCCTAGTTAGGTTAATTGCGCCTTTGGTAACTATACCACCACCGCCCGAACCGTGAAAGTATTTATGCTTAAAACTTACTTTAACATTTGTTCTGTGGTTAATCTCATAAACTATCCAACCACCGTAACCACCAACTTGCACGTTACCGCCCGTAGTCATGTTTAGTAAATCTACAAACCTTTGCAAAATATCCGTTTCTTGCCACTTAATTATGCTTGTTTCATGGTTTCCATACGAAATAACTTTTAAGATACTTACATAAGGCGTAAACCATTCGACTGCCGTTTCAATGATTGAATCTAAATACTTGAAATTATTGTGTTCAGGTAAGATATCCGATTTATTTGACCGTTTATCTCCACGACCTTGCATCAAACAAAAAAGATCCCCAGTAATAACAACGGGAATCTCATTTTTTAGGCAGTAGTCCAAATGTTTTTTAAGTAAAACTCTATCACATTTCGGATTATCCCAATGTAAATTTT